TCTGGTGTAGGTAAATCTTGGGTTATGTTGTTGATTGCAGCAGCTGCCGCTAAGCAGGGCCTGACTGTAGGTATTTACTCAGGTGAGATGTCAGTAGACAAGGTAGCCTATCGTCTTGATACTCTTCTCGGTAAGATTGATAACAAAAAGATTTCCCGTGGTGACCTTTATTATAAAGACCACTATAAAAACTATCTTGATAGTCTTAAGTGTTCTGGCTACGGGCCTATTAAGGTACTTACACCAAATGATATTGCAGGTCCCGCAACAGTAGATGCTCTTCAGGCATTTATTGAGAAAGAAAATCTTGATATCCTGTTTGTAGACCAGTATTCACTTTTGGAAGATAATAGTAGAGCCAAGGTAGCTCATGAAAAGGTTGCTAATATCTCCAAGTCTATTAAGAACTTACAGGTTCTCAAGCAGATTCCTATTGTTGCTGTATCTCAGATGAACCGAACCAAGAATGAAGATAAATCTCAGGATACTTCTCAGATTGCACTTTCTGACCGTATTGGACAGGATGCTACTGTCATTCTGATGCTTGATAAGCAGGATGCTGAAGATCCTAATCATCCTGGAGCTCATAAGGTAACAGTTAATATTGTAAAGTCAAGAGATGGCGGTGACGGTAGGAAGCTCGACTACTTGTGGAACTTCAATACAGGTGATTATCGTTATATCTCAAATGGTAATGATGGGGTCACCTCAGAAGAAGACTTCGAAGAGATTGAAAATAGTTACAGTACGGATTATCCTGTAACTGATGATGAATGCCCGTTTTAAGGAGTAGGCTATGCCAGTACTTAGAGTTGATAATTATATAATTGAAACGCCTCTTTATGAGATAGTATGTCAACTCAAGATGGCGTTAACAAACGGTAAACTAAGAGAAATAAAGTCTTGGAGCGAAGGTGACGACAATATAGTTGTCACTTGCCCCAACCGACATCATAAAAACGGTCGTGAAGCGCATGCGGCAATGAATATCTACGTAGGAAGTAGTTCTAAGATTCCGTATGGATATTGCAAATGCTGGTCCTGTGACTTCCAGTGCAGCTTTGTTAAGTTTGTTGCGGAGTGCTTTGAATGCTCTGAAGAGTTTGCTAAGAATTGGCTTAAGGACAAATATGGCAAGATTTCAAGCTCTGGCATTGTTTTGTGTGATGATATTGTCATAAAGCAAAACAAAATGCCTGTTCGTATGCCAGCAAGTTACTTAGATGCTTTTCAGGACTGGCACCCATATTTAGCTGAACGAAAGCTTTCAAGAGAAGTTTGTGAGCTTTTCAAAGTAAAATATGACCCACAAACAAGTCAGATAATTTTCCCATGTTTTGATTTAGCAGGAAAAATTATTATGGCACCAAGAAGGTCTATCTACAATAAAACTTTTTATATTACTAAAGACCAAGATAAGCCTGTTTACTGTCTTGACTATATTATAAAAAATAATATTTCAACTGCAATGATTTGTGAAGGTCCGATAGATGTACTTACTTGTTATACTTACGGGTATCCGGCAATCGGTACCTGGGGCAATCCTTCACCTTCACAAATAGAAGCAATAAATAAATCACCTATTAAGGTTCTCTATATCGCTATGGATAATGACTGGGCAGGGCACAGAATGGCTAATGTTATCAAAGCTGGCCTTGACCCAAGAATTATTATAAAAGAAGTTCATTGGCTTCCAAATAAAAAAGATCCAAATGAACATTCATATGAAGAATTTCAAAAAGTTATGAATGAGGCTAAAAATTCATAAATCACATTGTATTATATAATATCGGCTGACATCCGATAAATATAAAAAATAAATAAAAAATACTAAACAATACCAAAGGAGAAAATTAAAAATGTCAAGTACTTTCAATTTCGCACAGTATCAGCAGATCGCAGCTCAGGAGCAGACTCAGTCCGGTGATAGCCCTAAGATTGGTTACTTTAAGCTCAAGGAGGATGGCGATATCGCTATCGCTCGTATCAACCTCAGCTCCACTGACGAGTTTATGTTCGCAGCAGTTCACACTCTTCAGACAGGCGGCAAGTGGATGAAGGTGAGCTGCCATAATCCTCTCGGCATGAACGCAGGCGGCTGTCCTCTTTGCTCTGCAAATCAGGCAAATCCTAAGGGCTCTATCGGAAAGTCCACTAAGAAGATGTTCATTCCTATGCTCGTTTCTTACCGTGATCCTCAGTCCGCAACCGGTTACACACCTGTTACTCCCGTTATTTGGGACCGTCCTGCTCAGTTCTCTCGTGAGCTTGCTAATAAGCTTATGGTAGCTGGCAATCTTAAGGATGTTCTCGTTCTTATCACTCGTAATGGTAAGGCAGGCGACATGCAGACTACTTACTCTGTAGATGTTCTTCCTGCAACTCATCCTGTATTTAAGCCTGAGATGATTCCTGCTGACTTCAGTGCTTTCGATAACTTTAATATCGCTAAGCATTCTTACTGGGAGAAGACTGTTGAGGAAATTAATACTTTCCTTGCTACCGGTCAGTTCCCTGAGGTTCCTAAGGCAAACAACCAGCAGGCTGTAAATACAGTAGCAAATACCGCTACCGCTTATGCAGCTCCTGCTACTCCTGCTTACACGGCACCTGCTCAGGCAGCTCCTGCTCAGACGGTTCTTGCTTACACTGCTCCCGCAGCACCCCAGTATACTGCACCTGCTGCTCCTATGAATACTCCTGCGACGGCAGCACCTGATAATGCAGCAACAACTCCTGTAAGAAACTTCTCTGGCTTCAGCTTCTAATAATTAAAACAAATTTAAAAGACGGGTCTGAAAATGATCCGTCTTTTATTGTATTATATTATATGAAATATATTTTAAGCGAGGTTATACATGAATAGTTTATTTGGTGGCTTTGATTTATCTGTAAGTGCAAAGCCAAAAGTATCACCTGAAGCTCTTATCAAAAAAGCAACCCCGACTGTTGTAGCAGAGCCTAAGAAGATAACTAACCAGAGCTTATTTGCCTCTGAAGAATTATCGGAATTTAATGTAGAACTTAATAAGCCTAAGCCTGAAGCCTTGGCACGTAAGATTGCCAATACTGAAGAAGGCGAAGTAGACACTGCTAAGGTACTTAAGTCTAAGAAGGTCTCTCTTGCTGAAAAGCTTGCCTTAATTAAAATTAAGGTACTTGAAGTACTCGGTAAGCAGAGAAAGAATGTAGTTGTAATTAAGACTAAAGAAGAGTTTGAAGACTACGTTTCAAAGGCTATCGAGTTTGGTCGAATTGCAATAGATACTGAGACTAATAACTCTACTGACCCTATGACTTGTAAGTTAATGGGTCTTTGCTTGTATTATGAAGGCGGTAAGCAGGCTTATATTCCTATCAATCACGTTAACCCTGAAACAGGCGAACATCTTGACTGGCAGCTGACAGAAGAAGATTGTAGAATACAACTTCAGCGAATTAAGGATGCTGGCACTTTTGTTGTAATGCACAACGGTAAGTTCGATTATGAAGTTATTAAGTGCACTTGTGGTATTGAGATTGAGCCTGACTGGGATACTATGATCGGTGCTCATACTATCAATGAAAATGAGAAGATGAGTTTGAAGTGGCAGTACATTAATAAGATTGACCCAACTCAGGAAAAGTATGATATCGAAAGCTTATTCATCGTTCCTTATAAGTATGTAGAACCTGATATCTTTGCTCTTTACGCTGCAACTGACTCAATGATGACTGATAAACTTTATGTATATCAGGTAGCTATTTTGGAAGCTCCCGGCAACGAAAGACTTTATTGGATGTTTAAGACTATCGAAATGCCGATTGTAAAAGTTGCAGGTGATATGGAGCTTATTGGTGTTTGTATTGACCAAGAATTTGGCGAAAGACTCCGTCTTAAGTTTAACCAGAACTTGGAAGATATTGATGCCAGAATTGAGCAGGAACTTGAAGCGCTTAAGCCTACTATTACAAAGTGGAAGAGCAGTAAAGATGCTACGGACAGAACTAAGCAGTTTGAGCCTAAGAAGACAACTCTCTCACTTGCAAAACTTGAAGAAAAATATCCTTATGTTGATGAAAAAACAGGTAAGAGATATAAGGTTGGTAAGTCTAAGATTGAGCAGCTTGCCGATCCTATCAACCTTGCATCACCTACCCAGCTTGCTATCCTGTTTTATGACATTCTGAAGTGTCCCACAGTAAGCAAAAAATCGCCCAGAGGAACTGGAAAAGATGAGCTTGAGGCTTTAGCTGAGAGAACTGATATCGCGCTCTGTAAGCTGATTTTGGAGCGTCGTGGTGTGGTTAAACTTATCTCAACTTATATTGACGTCCTACCTGCTCTTGCAAGACATTGGCCTGACGGACGTATTCGTTATAAGCTTAATTCTGTAGGTACTGACACAGGCCGTTTCTCTTCTGGAGGCGAATTTAAGTTCCTTGACGGTGATGAGCCTGTGGAAATTTCTGGATTTAACAGTCAGAATATTCCTTCAAGAGGTGACGGTAAAATTACTCGACTTCTGTTTGAGGCTAAGAAGGAATTTGCAGATATTGAAGTTGATGTAGACCGTTTTACAGTGCATGAAACAGCGGAGATTGAAACTGTTGACGGTTGGAAGTACGGAAAAGATATTGTAGCACTAAAAGATAGTGTACTTACGGACGAGGGACCTGCTCTTATTGAAGTAGTTAGCTATGATGTTTTGAAGAAAGAATACGAATTTATTGCGAGGAAGTATTAATGAAAGTAAAAACAAGAACTCAATATAAACTTGTCGGGTCGGACTACTCAGCTCAGGAACCCCGCATAACAACCTTCCTTAGTGGAGACCCTGCAATGAGAGCTGCTTATCTTGAAGGTAAGGACCTTTATTGCGTTATTGCTTCTAATATTTATAATAACAAGTATGAAGATAATCTTGAGCATTATCCTGAAGGCACAGTCCTTGAGCTTGACGGAAATAAGACTGTCTGTGGTCATAAGACTCACTTGAATAAAGAAGGTAAGGAACGTCGTTCTGTAGCGAAGATGGTACTTCTCGCCCTCACCTATGGAATGGGTCCGTCAACACTTGCAAAACGTATTAATAAAACAAATCAGGAAGCACAAGAGATTTTCGATAACTTCTTTAAGAGCTTCCCGAAAGTAGAGGAGCTTATCAACAGCTCTAAAGAATTTTTGAGAACTCATGGCTATGTAGAAGACTGGGCAGGTAGAAGACGTCATTTGACTGACTACTTCCTTAATCCTTATGAAGCTTCTTACATGGATCCTGACAAACTGATTGCTCAGACTTTTAATCCTATTCTTGGATGCGAGAGCAGACCTCTTGTAGATGATAAACTCACTTCTTGGGTAAATAGAGCGAAGACAACTAGAAATAATAAAGAATTTGACGAACTTGCTAAGTTGGCAGCAAAAGAAGGAATTATCTTATCTGCTAATACTGGTCGAATTGCTCAGGCAGAGAGACAGTGCCTTAATGCAAGAATTCAGGGATCTGCGGCCTCACTTACTAAGCTTGCAATGATTCAAATCCACAACAGTCAGGAACTTAAGGATATTGATGCAAAACTTGTTATGACTATCCACGATGAAGTTATGTTGGAGTGCCCTGCACTTTATGCAGAACAGGCTTCTGAAATTCTTCCGAGAATTATGATCGATGCTGCTGCACCTTATATTGACGTTCCTATGAAGTGCGACCCTGCTATTGAGTCTCGTTGGTATACTTCGGAGTATGCAGTAGCTGTTCAGTCTGAGTTTAAAAAGCTTACTGACAAAGGACTTGATAGAGATGAAGCGTTTAAGAAGCTTTATGCTAAGCACCCCGAGCTTCCTGAAGAAGCTATTTACAAAACTATTACTGAAGGTATCGACCTTGAATTTTAAGATACAAAGGAGAAATATTTAAGTTTGGTAACACCCGGATTTTTAGAGAATGGTATTAATTTTGATCCATTGATCGACTATTATATAGCTAACAATTATCGTGTTGAAGTGATAAACCAACCAGAAGTTAAAGTAGCAACAGCTTTAACAGAAAGCGTTATTAATAACAGTCACGGATATCAGGAGGAAGATAGCTCTGCAAAGAAGCTTAATGTTAGGCTTCAAATGATTTTTAATTCTATGCTGTGGGAAAAGATCGTAAAAAGATGCAGTAGTTTAATTAGGAAAAGTAGTGCTGTATGGTTGGTTGGCGGTTCTTATGAAAAAGGCACGGACTTTCAATCAACAGAAGGTGTTGATATTGAAGCGAAAGTATATAAAGATATAAATAGTATGAAGTTTTATGCCAAAAAAGGCTCTGTAGATTATACCGTGTTTCACGGCGCCGAATATGTACTATGTTATTTGATTAATAGTCATGAAAATAAACATGTATATTGGCTTAAAAAAACTAATGGAATATATCATATATATAATGATGAAGGATTAGAAGACTTAACAAATAAGCGTTTACCGGCAGTTATTCCAGTCTGTTATTGTCAGATGAATAATGATAGAGTTGTTTTTGCTAAAAATACTTATTGTACTTAATCTGCTAAATTATAATGACTAATATTCAATATTGGAGATTATTATGATTAAAACAGAATTTATGGAGCTTTATGAAGAGCTTAGCACTTTAAATGAAGCAAACACTCAAATTGATTACTTGCCTGTTTCAGACATAGAGCTTTTTAAAGAGTACGCCTACGATATCTTAGACGGATATGGAAATATGTCTGATACAGATATTAAGAGCTCTGTCAAAGAAATTCATTTTGAAGGAAGACTTGCTGGCTATATTGGTTTTTCAGAATATACAGAAGGTAATCATAAGTGTCTAGGTATTGGCAATTTTATGATTATCGAGCGTGGACAGGGGCTAGGCTCTGCAGTAATTAAAGACCTTGTAGAAAAATATAAAAATGAATATGATTTAATTTATTGCTTTGTAGATGCTAAAAATGACGGTGCCATCAGACTGTATAAAAAGCTTGGAAAAGTTTATGATGAAGACGGCCCGAATGACAACGGTGAGTACTACGTAACTTTCTGGGACAATGGCAAGTGGGATCTTGATAATTAAATAAACCTTTTTAAAGACGAGTTAGTAAAATAGCTCGTCTTTTATTGTATTATATAGTATGTAAAAATAAAATAAGGAGAAACTATAATGATTTTAAAGACAAAGAATTTCCAGGAAGCAGCTAATAAGATTCTTTTGGCAGTTGGAGTAGATAAGGCAGCAGCTAATCTTGAACTTGCTGCAAAGGATACCGCGCTCTATCTTAGAGTTACTAACCGAGAGTGGTATACCGCTATTAAGTTTGACCTTGAAACTCCCACTGAGTTCCGGGCAGTAGTAGATGCAAATCTCTTCCTTAATCTTATTTCAGGTATCAGTACTGAAGAGTTTGAGCTTGAGATTAAGGATACCGTCGTAGTAGTAAAGGCAGGTAAGAGTTCTTATAAGCTCGCTATGATTTATGAAAACGACCAGCTCATGAAGCTTCCTATTATTAAGCTTGACCCTGAGCAGATTACTGTTAGTATGAATATCTCTAACGATATTCTTATGAGTATTCTTAATGTAAATAGCCGTGAGGTCCAGAAGGCAAAGAAGGTTGAAGTAAATGAGCTTCAGAGATACTACTACATTGATGAGACTGGCTGCTTTACTTTCACTACTGGCGCTTGTATTAATGCTTTCACTCTTGAAAAGCCTATTAAGCTTCTTCTTACCGATAAGGTAGTAAAGCTCTTTAAGCTTTTTGGCTCTGATGCTTTTCTGTCCTATGGTCATATTGTAAATGCTGATAACTCTCTTCAGCCTATTGTAGTATTCCAGACTGAGGACGTTTACGTGGCAACTAGACTTCTTAGTGATGAGACCTGTATTCAGAAGGTTAAGGCGCCCTGTGATGCAATGAAGGCACTTGCTAAGGAAGTTTACGAGCATAGTCTTGTACTTTCTGCTACCGATCTTTCTGCAGCAATCAGCAGACTTCTTATGTTCCATAAGAATAGTAGCGCAAAGGCAGACCTTTCTTTCGTTCCTGCCTCAGTAGAGTTTTCTAATACTGAGCTTACTATCTCTGATCTTTCTGGTGATAATAAGGAAGTTATTACTATCGAAAACGGCAGCTCAACTCCCGGTGGCTATTCTATGGGCGTAAACCTTATCGACCTTAAGGCTGTTCTTGATTCTTGTAAGAATGAGCATATTACTATGAACTGCGGTAACCACAAGTCTATTATTATCTGCCGAGCAAATATCAGTAATGTTATTGCTGAGACGAGGACTAAGGAATAATGGCAAATACAACTATTGGGAAAAAATGGGAAAATAAATTCGCTTCAACTTTTGAAAAGCAGTTTCCTGATAAGCTTATCTACCGCCTGCCAGACCAGCAAAGTGGCTATGCAGGCGAAGGTGGCTCCAACCCCTGC